CCTAGCTCAGTTGGATGTGTCGGACGGTAAGACCGGCGCAGTCCCATAATGCAACGCAACAGGTGATTACACATCTGTTACTGTCACATTTGAAAGGAGGTACCTTTATGGTAACACCTATTCAGGACAGCGTCTGTAAGACTGTTTCAGCACTTGGTTTTCCCAAGAGACAGACTCGACTTATTGTAAATTCCGTAATGAAGACTATACAGTCTAACGGAATAGAAGAGTTTATCAAAAGGGAAAAGGCCATTAAACACTGGTATTGTACCTACTTATCAGGTGAGCCTGAACCCCCAAAGGGAATGGCTCATCGGAAAGATGGTACTCCAAAGTCCGCCGTATTGAGATATCTGTTTAAGCAACAGAATCAGGCTAAAGCCTTAGCTGCGCTCTCTATAGGAACCGTATTCATCAACACGGCTCCTCGTTTAACAAGAGCACAGTGTGAAAAGGCATTAGGTTCATGGATACCGTGGAGAGATATCCCCACAAATTTATCGCATGAATCAATACGTGATTTTACTACCCGTGAGATGTCGGAGAAGGAGGAATGGCGGAACTGGCATCCGTGGAGTGATTACGATCATCTCCGTTTTCGGAACCGAATCCAGCGTCTCCTCACGGCAAAGACAATCAAGCCTAAGTTACCTCGCGAATTGTTCGAGGTACTTAATCCTGAGAGCTTAAACCCTCCGAGCAGCTCATATTACACGAAGAGCTGTCCCTTCCCAAAAGAAGGGGAGTTGAGCTCATGTCGTGCTGGGAATGCGAACACCCAGCGTAAGATACTGTATGAGGACCAGAAGGCAATGCCGAAGTACCTCGCAGAATGGCTTGATGAGATGGGTAGGCCCGATTTAGTTCCAGAGTCCCTTTGGGAAGGACTCCAGAGCTTTGGACCCATCCGCTCAGATGGCCTCTGTGAGGTAGCAGGCATTATCAGATTCATTCAGGAAGAGCAGTTTAAATTGAGGATGATAGGGAATCCTAGGAGAATTCTCCAGAATTACCTTGAACCTCTGACTACCTTCCTGACATGGTTAAGTGATTCCTTGCCCTTTACAGTAACAAGGGATCAAGAATCTGGTACACTTTGGGCACAGAGTAAGCTGCGTGAAGGGGTAACCCTAGCCTCTTCCGACCTAACTGCAGCGTCAGACCGGTTGAGCCTAGAAGGTTCCTGGAATTTAGTACAGGCAACTCTTCTGTACGACTTATCAGAACCTCAGGCCAGTCTTCTGAATGACCATTTCAGACTGATGAGAGCCGTTTCTCGTGCCCCGTGGCAGGTCGACCTATCAAGGTTGTCCCCGTCACAAGAAGTGGATCCAAGAACACCTGACCTAACCACTGTAAAGTGGGTACAGGGCTGGTGCCTCGGAACAAGACCTTCTTTTTCGTTACTCTCCCTTGTTAATTGTTGCTGTGCAATTAACGGGTTCCTTGACTTCAGGGATGATAACCCTGGTCAGGTAACGTTTTCGTTAGAAGACAGCTTCCGAGTACTCGGTGATGATATCGTAATGAGGGCCGAAATTGAACCCTACTATAATCGATACATCTCGGAGCTCGGGGGTGAGATTAACGAAAGTAAGACCCTCAAGTCAAATGCAATTGCGGAGTTTGCAGGTCGTATTGTAACAGCGAAAAGAATAATGAATAAATCGCTGAAACTACGACCCCGAGCTACGGTCTACGACGTATTCAAGTATGTCGACAATTTAGGCTTACAAGCCGTCGGCTTACTTAATCGTAAACAACGTAGGCTTTTCCAGGAATTTAAATATGTTCCTGGCGTGGTCCGCAATGGTCCGTGGTCTCAACACTCGTATGGTCAGTCACTCTCTGACAGAGTTCTTTGGTCAGAGACAGTGCTGCCACACGTTGAACCAGACCCAGATGAGGTCGTGGAAACCCTTGAGGAAAACCTGCATAAACAGGTAATCCAAAGTGAGTTTCCTACCCAGAAGGGTCAAAGTTCATCAAAAATCGATGATGAACGTATAGACCAACCCACATTGGGGAGCAGGATTAAAGAGAGGTTAAAGTCTCTTATCGATCCTGGGTCTCCCCCTTCAATTGATGTGGGTAGTAGTCAGTTTGGCACTGACTCGGAGAAATCCGCTATACCGGACCCTACCTTAGGAACACCTCCTAAGGATGTGCGAGTTAAAGTTCCTGTTGGTGGGGATCCCAGAAAAACAGAACTGGGTCCGGATGAGTATCTGAAGGCTATCAAAGAGTCACGTAAGCATCAGATCTCGAAAGAGACTGAGGCCAAGTGGCCTATCGATGAGCCATATTATCAGAAACCCATGGGAGCCTTTGTTCCTTTCAAGGAATTTAAGGAAGCTTCTTCCACCCCAACAGATCAGGATACTAGCATTAGAGACGCTGACTTGTTAACAGCGTACGCTGAGAAACTGAAGTGTACTATCCCTGATAAGGTCAAGGAGTACATCACCACTGATGTTACTTCTGTCAGCGGTATGCTTCAGTCTACTCAGGTCCGGGAGGCTCTTGGCGACGCATTACACAACCTTGGTTGTGATGCCGTAGGGATTGAAGTGATTCTTTCCCATCCGGAGTTATATCTCTCCGATCGCCAGGAGAGCAATGAGACCGAAGTCAAGGTTGAGAACCCCGACCTCCCTCCAGGAACTTAGTACAACTGCACAGGTATGCGCAGTAATGCTACTAACTCTCGAAGCTAGTGGTTGGCGGCCTACTATTCCAAAGATATAATACCTGAAACAGCAAGACGCTTCTGGTTAGCTTATAACCAGGGAGGATCCCAC